TTCCTTTTATGCAAGGGGTGTGCTATACTTCACTATACCACTAGAGGAGGCGCTGGAACGAAACGAACATCGTGAAGGTAAGTTTATTCCAAGGAGTATTCTTCACCGAATGTGGCATCAATTCGAAATTCCAACTATAGAAGAAGAATTTGATTATGTTGAAAAAGCTACGTTGTAAAGAACGCTACAACCATCACGTTGAATATAAGAATGATATTGACCGCATCGTAAAAATCTTTGCAGATCGTGGTTATGAAATCTCACACTCTGATGCAGTCCGTGCCTGGGAAGAATTTTCTGACAGTATGTGTGCTGGGTGGATGTCTTTAGGTAATGATGATGAAGTGTTCCAAGATACTTTTTATTATTTTGAGGAAGTGGCATGACTAAAAAGCGTAACTGTTTTGTGTTTGATTTGGATGGCACTATTTGTGATGTTCGTCATCGTCGTCAGTATGTTGCAACCAAACCCCGTAACTGGGATGCCTGGAATGTTGGTTTGGTGAACGATACTCCACATTTGGCAGTTAAAAAAATATTTCAAGCACTTAGAAATAATTATGAAACTGACTTAATCATTGTTTCTGGTCGCTCAGACGATTACAAAGAACAAACAATTAAATGGTTGTCTGATAATGAAATCTTTTACGATGAAATTTATATGAGAAAGTACGGGGATCATCGTGATGATGCCATTGTAAAAGGTGAGATTGCCGATGAAATTGAGAAAACACATCAAATTCTTGGTGTGTTTGATGATCGCCAGCGTGTTGTCAACATGTGGATCGATCGTGGCATCTGGGTGTTCGATGTTGGGCAAGGAAAGGGACAGTTCTGAAACTGGCACAATTGAGATATTTTTTTTTTGATATGCTCCTATAATTAGTGAGATAAAAAAATTAACATGAAAAACAAGCACCAAGAGCACCCCGAAGATACCATCTTGAATGGTGATCTTTCTGTATTGGATTGGTTTGTGACACCAGGTAATCTGAGTGTAAAGATTGATGGATCTCCAGCGATTGTGTGGGGAATTGATCCTGCTTGTGGTGAGTTTTTCGTGGGCACGAAAGCAGTTTTTAACAAGAAAAAGATTCGTATTGCTCATTCTCACGAAGAAATTGATCAATTCTATGAAGGTAACGTTGCAGATATTCTTCACATCTGCTTTGATTATCTTCCCCGACTTGAAACAATCTATCAGGCAGATTTCATCGGATTTGGTGGATCTGATGAATACACTCCTAACACTATCACGTATAAATTTCCTGAAGTAGTTTCTCAGAAAATTATTATTGCTCCACATACTTGCTATTATGCAAAGAGTGATCTTCGTGATGCTGAGGCATTTCCTGATCGTTCAATCTGGAATGATACTAAAAGTGTGAAGTTTGTTAAACCTAATGCCTATATTTTGTACGATCAAGAATCGTTCGCTGATGTTGAAGAGGTGTGCAACTTTGCCCGTCAAATGGCATCTACGGTGAACTTTGTTTCTGATAAAGAAGCAATGGAAATTAAAAAACAAATTAATGCTTGTATTCGTGAGCAGCGTGATATCAACCCAGAAGACTTTGAATGTGATCATCTGTTGATTGGTCTCTGGAAGTTTGTAAAGTCTATCAAGGAAGATTGTTTGTTCTTGTGTCGTTGTAATGGACCAGAAGCATACATTGGACAGGAAAGAATCACCGCTGAGGGTTTCGTTCTTGTTAATGAATTTGGTATGTTTAAATTGGTCAATCGTGAACAATTCTCATATTCTAATTTCGTAAATCATCAAAAATAAATAATAATAAAAAATGAAATCATTTAAACAATTTTGTGAGAATTTAAATAAACAAAAAGAATATGAAGCAACTCGTCACGATGATGATTATTACCAACCACCTATTCAAAAATTAATTAATAAGAGAAAATCAAAATTAAAAATAATGCTAAATCGTGAAATTGGTAGATACACTGTCTAATCATGTCCACATATTACTTTTGGTCTTTTTTATTTTTTTTAATAGGTTATTTTATTGTTACTGATGATAGTGTTGCGAGAGCATTTTATATGTTGTCTCAACTTATAAAGTTTCAATTTGAAAAAATAAAATGGTGGGTTTTTAATAATCCAAGAAATCCTATCATAAAATATTTAATATGGCGTCGTTCTATGAAACTCGCAGAAGAGTTTATGAAAGAATATGAAAATAAATAACCCTATATTTGGAGAATGATATGCTTTCCACACAATATCGTCTTCGCCTTGAAGCAATTTGTCAGAAAATTGCTTTTCACGAAGAGGTGAGTTTAGAAGATATGATTTGGGCAGAGAAACTTGCAAATGCAAATAGAACTGCTGCTACAATACTACGTCAGGCAAGAAGGAAAGCAGAAAATCCTGATATGCAAGAGGGAGACATGGATGATTTTTTGAATCAACTTGACATTGGTGGATTGGGTCACGAACGTTTTGGTAAGCGTGGATTTGATAGTATTGATGAAATTGTAGATTGGTTTAAGCGTGATGATGATGAAACTGATTGGAGAACAAGAGATTGACAACAGACTCTGAATACTCTATAATAAACACATATACAATCTGATTATGGATTACAAACCCTATAGTATGGAATGGAGTCGTCGGAGGTATCTTTCTGAAGCAATCCAACAATACTTTGATACTGATGCTTCTATGGATGTTATTCTGGACGACATTGTAAGTGTTCTTGAAAAGAATGTAGAATACCATAAGAGTCGTGCCGAACGCTTTCAGGAAGTTTTGAATGGTCTGAAATCTTTACCCTATTGATAATGAAACCTAACTTTCGTAAAGTATTAGAAATGGCACTGGAAGAAGGTGTTCGTTTTGGGTATAATCGTGCTCATAAACACGTAGAGAATCCGCATGAGGATGCTGTTGTTGATTGTGTGGTTGAGGGTGCAATGAACTCTTTGTATGAATGGTTTGACTTTGAGGATAATTATAAAAATGACTGAAAGATCTCAAGCGTTTATGAATGCAGTATGGCAGAGTAGAAACGAAGGTGCTGATACTGAGGAAAAATTGGTTGCTGCAATCCTTTCTCTTGCAGCGGAAACGGTGAAGTATTACAATGCTCAAAACGATATGGTAGTTTTGGATAAAAATGATATGCTACAACTTGCGGAGGAACTTGCACAATGAAACCAATTAAATTTTTTCAAGTTGCTAAATGGTCTCATCGTGAGGACTTTGGACACGAATGGTATATTCAACTCTTTTTTACTGATCGGTGGGCATTGTTTCAAGCATCTGTAAGTTGGAATGATTATCCTGGTTGGCCTTATATTCAAATCAAATCTGGAACTGGTAGTCTTTTGAGTATTATGTTTTGGTGTTATAAGTTTGGGTTTGATATTGGGTTTATTGAATACACTTGGAATTGGGAAAGATATTGTGAAATTGATGAAAAAACTACCTGATAAAAGAGACCTTGATATTATGTGGACGGTTGCCACCTCAACCAGTATCGAAACTGGCACACGCCCTCACTACGGGTTTGCTCAGATGCTGTATGATTACCTCGTAGACAACAACCCTTACGGACTTTCTATTTCCTATGAACCTCAAAGAGAAGAAGGCACTACTCAAGAAACTTGAAACTGCATACAACACTTGTTTTGACTGTGGGAAAAAGTATGGAGTATATTCTGTAGGATGCTCCTCCGTTTATGAGTCAAAGTGTGGTGTGTGTGGTGAAATCAAACCTATTACAGAAACTCGTGACTTTGCTTATTTTGTTACTGGTATTCGCAAACTGAAACAAGAGATTCAAAATGAGAAGAGTAATAGTAAAACCAAAAAGCAAGAAAGCGAAGAACAGACTCTGCAATCTGATGGGTAATAATCCCATTTGTATTGTAGAGCAAGACAAAGGAGATGGTATGCTGTTTCTCGCATCAGAGAATCAAAAGTACTTTTTCTGGGTAAACATCAACGACCATTGGGAATGTGATTGGGAGGTTATTGAATGAGTTTTTCTAAGACCATTTCTGTTTTTGCTGCTCTTGCAAGTATCTTTGCTGCTGGTGCTACTGGTTGGAAACTGGCAGATTCACAAAAAGAAGTTCCTTTGAGTCCATTAGATCAAAAAGTGATGGAACTGGAAAAGAAACTGGATCAAGCACAACAACCTCAAGTTGCTCCAGAACCTGTAAATCTCCCACAACCTACAGTTCAAACAGCACCACAACTTAACGTACTTCCTGCTCCAACACCACCTCCTCCTGTTCCCGAAAATGCCACTCCTTGATACTCTCAACTACTTCATACAAGACCAAGAAGGGCACCTACAATGTCTTGAATGGGACATTAGGGAAGAAACCAATTATGAGAACAATGACATTGATTGGTATTGTGAACAGTATGATGAAGCAAAACAACGAATAGAAGACCTCAAACAAATCAAATCAATCTTGGAGCAACAACAATGACCTACGATGAACTTTACGGATACATTATCAAGTATGTTGCTGATCCACATACTACCATCACAGAGCACGATCATCGTCGCACTTGTTTGATTCTCAGTGCATTTATGGAGTTTATTCTTGACTGCCAAGAAGAAGGTGTGGATGCGAATACTATTGATGTGACTCATTTTATTCACGAAAAACTTGACATCTTGGAGGGTAAGAAATGAAAACCTACAATCTCACCATCACTGAAAAGCAGGCACGAGCACTTGTAGATGCTACTGATTTGCTTCAAAGAGTTCAACTTGGTCAGTGGAGAGAAATTCAAGATAATCTACCTCTTCAAAAACCAATTGATTATACAGAATTTCATCAGGATATGAGAATTATTGGAGCAATTCTATCCAAACATATGATTGATGGTATTGATGGTGGTGCTTCCTCACTTGGTATTGGCAATAAGAACCTTCCAGAGAGCAATGGGATTCTTTATGACCTTCATCGGGTCATTCGTAGGAAACTTTCTGTGGAACGAGCAGTAGAACAGGGTATTATTGAGAATGAAAATGTTTCCAGAAATGAAATGCCAATTACTGTGGATTTTGATTTACCTATGAAATGGGGAACAGAACCACTTGCTAAAATTGAAAGGGTCAGTTGAACAACTGGCACAGGGCATCTCCACAGGTGCCCTTTTTGCCGTATAATAACTTCAGTTCAAACAAACCGATGACCACCATCACTCAAGAGCACTGGGACACACTCTACACCAAACTCTATGAGGCGTATGAAGAGTGCAGTAAGAACTATGATGAGACTTACCGACAAATGATCGGTCAAGTTCTGGATCACATGATCTACAACAAACCTTATCTGAACATCAAATGATCAGAACAATCCTCAATCAGTTTCCAGTTAAGTATGGATCTTATACTACTGAAGGTAACAAGATCCGTAGGACATTCTCCAACGGTTTTAGTTACATCGTAGAAGAATTTAACTCACCAGAAGAAGCACAACGCATCGTAAGTGACCTCAATTATCTTACAGGCAAATGACTAAATCATTACCACAAAAAACACACGCAGAGACACTAATCAAGGTCACAGAAGAATACACTCTACGACCCAAATCAGGTGATCGTGCTCGTGTATGTATTGCTACTCTTCAGTATCTGCTGGACAACTTTGCTTATGATCACGAAACTTGTGATGAGGACGACTGCGGTTATTCTGGAACTTATGTAGATGCTGACGACATCAACCATCTCATTTACCAACTGCAAAAACTGAAATGAACTACCTCTGCCTTGTTGATGGTCTTGTAGAATACGCCAGCACTTCTGAAAGTTCCTTTGCTCATTATCAACTGATGTATGCCGAAGAACATCAAGATGCTGATGTCCAGTATCTCACACTGACTGATGAAGAGTATGATGCTATGTTCCCTGTGGAGGATGAAGAATGAACCTTATAATCAAATACTTACTTCAAGTTCCTTTACTTTTCTTTTTTGTTACTGGAATAAACTCAATTGTTGGTGATGACTATTTGATTTCTATTCTGGTGGCATTTGGTTCTTTACTTCTTTATACTACTGGTGATTATTATGACTAAACTCTTTCAATACGATAAAAAAGTATGGGATGACAATGACACTGACTACACTTGGCAGTTTGGCATCTTCAAAAATCGTTCATTCCTGTGGGTGAATTATGAAAATCCCAGTAGTTTAGTTCATAGTAATGGTGGATTTCACATCATGCTCTCATTTCTTACTTCTTCTTCTCTTTTTGGAGTAGATTTTCAACTTGGTAAGGTTGGTTTGAGTTTTAACTTTTTTACAACATACTTTGATGGGTGGGAAGAATGAAAGTTTATGATTACCGAATTGTAGAAGACCTCAATTTGAAAACTTTGAAACCTTATTTT